CTTCAGTATGTGAAGCGATCACAAATACCGATTATTCGGGTGAAATTACAGCCTTTGGCGATTCTGTAAAGATCATCAAAGAGCCTGTAATTACGGTATATCAGTACGAACGTGGTGCTAATGTAACTCAAACTAAGTTGACTGACCAAGAAATAAGTTTGGTTGTTGATACGGCGAACGCATTTAAGTTCATCGTTGATGACATTGAAACTTCTATGTCTCATGTCAACTTTAAAGAAGTTGCTGCTTCATCTGCTGCTTACGCTCTGCGTGATGCTTTTGATGAAGGCGTAATTGCTACAATGTTTGCAGGTGTTTCTGCATCAAGCCCTAACCATATCCTTGGTAGCGATAGTGCTACTGATTTGGCTGCTGGCACCTTTGATGGTACTGGTAACTTGGATATTGGTTTTGGTTCAAGTGAACATGATCCTCTTGATGTAATGGCATATATGGCTCGTCTTCTTGACGAACAGGATATCCCTGAAGAAGGTCGTTGGTTCTTGGCTCCCCCTAGCTTTTACGAGCAGTTGGGACAGTCAAGTTCTAAATTGATGTCTGTTGACTTTAACGCTGGTCAAGGCTCTATCCGTAATGGTCTGGTATCTTCTGGAAAATTACGAGGCTTTGATATGTATAAATCCAACAATATTGCCTCTACGTCTAACGCAGCAGGTAAGATAATTGGTGGACACATGAGTTCTACTGCCACGGCACAGACCATCACAAGCACTGAGGTTCTTCGTGACCCAGATAGCTTTGGTGATATCTGTCGAGGCTTGCATGTGTATGGCGCTAAAGTATTACGTGATGAAGCTTTGGTTTCAGCGTTCTACGGTATCGACTAAGCAAGTAATGAGAGAAGGGGGTGTAAAAACCCCCTAATCTTTTTTTTTAAAAAAGGAAAACATATGGCTGTTTTAGGAAGTAATTCTAAACCTATAATGATTAAAGGCGCAAGAAAAGGAAAAACATTAGGCGCTTGGGGTAGTAACAACCAGAACTACAAAAATAACTGGGATTTAATTTGGGGTAAAAAAGAAACCCCTAAAACTAAAACAAAGGCAGTTTAAACGATGGCTACAACTTTTTTACAATTAACAAACGAGCTTTTAAGAGAGCTTAATGAAGTTGTGCTAACGTCTGCGACTTTTAGTGCTGCTCGAAGCGCACAACAACACGCTAAGGATAGTATTAATAGAGCCTACTTTGATATAGTTAATGAAGAACCTCAGTGGCCTTTTTTATCTGTTTCTGATAGTGGTGGAACAGATCCGATGTACGGAAACGTATATTTAGAAACAGTAGCTGGAACTCGTTGGTATGAACTAAAACCAGCAAGCTCTAGTATTACAACAGATTATGGATCAGTAGATTGGGATAACTTTTATCTTACTACTGTAGGTGTTAGCGGAGAAACGGCCCCTTATGATGATGGGAACTTACGCTTTATAACACTAGAAAACTGGAAAGATTTTAGACGAACTTCTGAAAACTTAGATGATTCAGACACACAAAGCTATGGTAAACCTAACTGTATTATACGCAGTCCAGATGCTCGTAATTTTGGATTAAGTCCGATACCAGATAAAGTTTATCGCATCTGGTATTTTGCATGGAACTCTCCTTCGCGTTTAAGCGCACACTCAGATGTTATTGTATTCCCCGATGTCTATACATCTGTTCTAATAGCAAGAGCTAGATATCACATGTGGCAGTTTAAAGATAATCCGCAGTCTGCTGCTTTTGCTCTAGAGGATTATAAAAAAGGTTTAAGAAGCATGAGATCTAATTTAATGTCTCCTTCGCCTATGTATATTTCAGATGATAGAATGAGATTCGTATAGCATGGCGGCTTCTCAACCGTTTGGTATTTCGTGTAAGGGAGGGCTAAATACTAATCTTAATCAGCTAGAAATGCTAGGACAGCCTGGCTTTGCTACAGAGCTTAAAAACTTTGAAGTCGATCCTGATGGTGGCTATAGAAGAATAAATGGCTATACAGCTTTTGGAGACACTAGACCTAATGCAAACACACCCTTATTAGGTTTAGCAGTTTATGCAGACGGTCTTATTGCTTGTAGCGGAACCAATATTTATTTTACTAACGATGGAACTACGTGGCTACAAATAAATAAAGATAGTGTAGCTTCTGGTGGAGATAATTATTCTACGTTTACTGGGCGATCAACCCTAGCAAGAACAAGCCAAGAGCAAACCACTGTTGAAGTTTTTGAAGGCAATGAAGAGTTTGGACAAGTTTTAATTTGTGATGGACAAAATAAACCTTTCTTTTTTAAAATGACAGGAACAGGAGCATTATCAGGGCGAACTTATTTTGCAAAAGAAATAACTGTTTCTGGAACAGTAGCTCCTAAAGTAGGTGTAGTTCACGATAAACATTTTGTAGTTGCTGGAGCTTCTACACAAAAAAATACACTTTACTACAGTCATACGTTGGAGCCTGATAACTTTAGTGGTGCTGGCGCAGGAAGCATCTCTATTGATGATCAAATAATAGGACTAAGAAGCTTCCGAACAGACTTAATTATTTTCTGTGAAAACAGCCTTTATAAACTTATAAACATTAATGATTCAAGTAATATTGCAGTTGTCCCTATTGCACAAAACGTAGGCTGTTTAAGTCATCATAGCATTCAGGAAATTGGTGGTGACTTAGTATTTCTAAGCCCAGACGGTGTTAGATCTGTAGCAGCAACAGCAAGAATTGGTGACGTAGAGCTAGGATCAGTAAGCCGACAAATACAGTCTGTAACTTCTATTATTGCTAGAGATATTGATGATTTTACTATTACAAGTTGCGTGTTGCGAAGACGTTCTCAATATCGTTTATATTATTCTACAGATGGTGGAGCGATTAATAAAGCTAAAGGAATTATAGGAACCTTAACTAAAGACGGGTTTGAGTGGGCAGAAACCGAAGGAATTCAATGTTCTTCTATTGTATCTGATTTTGATTCATCTGGGATAGAAAGAATATATCATGGTGATAAAAACGGATATATTTATAATCACGATATAGGTAATTCTTTTATAGCTACAGGCTCTGCTTTCAATATTGATGCTAGATATACGACACCTTTTTTAGATTTTGGTGATGTTGGAACTAGAAAGACTATGAAGTATTTAAAGCTTTCTGTTTCTCCTGAAGGTACATTAGAACCTACGCTTAGAACTCAGTATGACTTTGTAGACACTGATGTTGCACAGCCTTCAGATATAGAACTCACAGGAATTCCGGTTCCTCCTGTATTTGGAACTGCTCTTTTTGCAAGTGCTATTTTTGAAGGCACTAATGATCCAATGTCTCGTCAAATTCTTGAAGGAAGTGGACACACCGTAAGCTTTCAAATTAAAACCGACGATCAAAGCGCCCCTTATTCATTAAACGGGCTGTATATAAATTACGTGCCATCAGGCAGGAGATAAGAAATGGCAGGAACAAGCTATACAAGACAAAGTACTTTTGATGATGGTGATGTAATAACAGCCGCTTTATTTAACAACGAATATAACCAACTTTTAAATGCTTTTGTTTATGCTTCTTCAGGTACAACAGGACACCAGCACGATGGCGGTGCTGGAGAAGGCGGCAATATTGAGACTATTGGTGACCAGGATTTTTTAAATAAACTTGTTGTAGATAGTACTAATAACCGTTGGGGTTTCTTTGTTGAAGTAAGCAGCTCAGCTGTTGAACAAGTTCGTATCCAAGATGGCGCAATAGTTCCAGTAACTGATAACGATATTGATTTAGGGACTAGCTCATTAGAGTTTAAAGATGCTTATTTTGATGGCACTGTTACTACAGATGCCTTAGTTGCAGATACTGCAGATATTAATGGCGGTACAGTTGATGGGGCAACGATTGGGGCAAGTTCTGCCACTACTATTGTCGGTACAACTATTACTGCCAATACAGCCTTTGTCCCTGATGCCTCAGATGGTGCTGCATTAGGTACTGCATCATTAGAGTTTAGTGATCTTTATTTAGCAGATGGAGCAATAATATATTTTGGAGATGACCAAGATATAAATATTACTCATGTAGCTGATACTGGTTTAACTACTAATGGTACATTTCAATC